ACCAGGCCACGGGACTCCGTGGCGATAGCGGTGGTCACGTTGCTGACCTCGTGGGCCACGATGGCTTTGATCCTCGGCGTCATGCTGGCGAGGATGACCTTCAGTTCGTTGATGCCCTCGACCCTGGACTGGACCTTCGCCATGTCACTTGTTCCCCACATAGGCGATGACCCCGACCTGGCCCAGGGGGTCTTTCTTCGTCTCGACCTTGACCAGTGGGCGGGTCGCGCTCACCGGAGCACCGAGCGTGATCTGGTCCTCGACGTTGAGCGTGAGCGACGAGTCGGGGATGTAGACCACCCAGGCGATCTTCACCAGGTCGTCCATGTCCCGCTCGGCCTCGTTGGCCCGTCGGATGTAGCAGTCGTATGACGTCGCACCCCCGGTGTAGGCACGCTCCCCGTAGTTGTTGACCGTCGAGGTGGTGCGGATGTCTGCCGAGTCGGGGGTCATGTTGACCTTGAGGTCGGTCATAAAGGTCGCCGATGGTGCCGCCATCAGGTGTCAGCCCCGGCCCACAGCGGTCGGAGGTCGTTCTGGTTGTTGCCGTCCCGCGTGTCGTCGAACTGGCCCTTGCGGAAGCCGGGCCGGACCAGGCCGGTGTTGTCCCAGTCGACTTCCTTGTCGCTGATCGTGATGCCCCCCGCATACGGTGTCGGGGTGCTGCCCTCGCGCCCGGCCATCTCCAGGAGGTACGCGGCCTGCTCCCGGTACGCCTTCGCCTTCTGGCTCATCGAGACGCGCATGTCGCCGATGGCCTGGTCGGCGAGGCGGGAGAACTTCGAGGCGATCGTCACGCAGCCCCGGTAGGCAGCGTTGTAAAGCGCGGTGGTGGCCGTGTCAGATCCGGTGAGTTGGTTGTTGATCCACGCGATCTCCTCGTCGTTGATCAACTGGTCGTTCGTGTCGGTGTCCCCGATCAGGAACCTGATCGAATCTCGGGCGTTGGTCGCCGGGTCACCCGAGTAGGTCCAGGTCATGTCAGGAGACCGAGAAGATCGACCCCGACACGGTCCCCGAGCCGCCGACGTCGACGTAGATGCCGTTGAGGACCTGGACGCCGTTGGCGATGTTCAGGTTGGTGGCACCGCTGGCTGCCAAAGCGACATGGGCGATGACCGTCCCCGATGCGGTGGTGCCGTCGTAGACGGTCGCGGTCGCCGTGTCCGATGCGCCTGTCTCGTAGAAGCACCCGCCGTAGAAGATCCCGCCGCCCGTGAGGACGCCTTGATCCGACCCGGTGAGGGCTGTCGTGGTTGCCGTGTTCCCCGGAGGGCGTGCCATGTCGTGCTCCTAACTGCGTCGAGCCGAGGCCGGGGGTGAACCCGACCCCGGCTCGTCGCCGTGTTCCCTGCGCGGAAGGCTAGTCGCGCACTATGACGTACAGTTGGACAGGAAGTAGCCCAGGGCCGTCGACACGACCTTGAAGTCGAACGCCGCCTCGATCTCGATGCGGTCGGCCTTGCGCTCCTCGATCCGGTAACGGCTAACCGCCGCCCCGGTGCCCAGTCCCGACGACACTCCGGTCCAGACCATGTTGTACCCCGCGGAGGGCACCATCAGTCCGGGGTTGGCCGGGGTGTAGCAGACCAGCACATCCTTGTCACCGACCAGCGAGTAGGAAGCCGTGGCCCCCTCCGCTGCGGTGTTGTAGGTGGCTGCCATGATCAGCACCCGGTCCACGCCAAACAGTCGGGCGAGCAGTTCCTCTGTCACCGACTCCTGGGATGTGTACTTGATGCGGTCCACGATGTCGCTGTTGTCGACCAAGGCCGAGAAGACCTTGTAGGACATGATCACCGTGTTGGGGACATAGCCCGTGTTGGTGAGCACCGTGTTCTTTGCCGTCTCGACATCAGCGATCGGAGTCGACGACGCGGCATCCCAGAGAGTGCCGGGTGTCGCGTCGGTTCCCCAAACGCCTGTCGTGAAGGCATCGGACGCCCACTGGACCTCCTGCCGAATGAGCATCTGCTGGGACAGGAAGCGCGTGGCGTCCATGTCCATGTTCAGCGGGATGTCGGCATTGGCCCTGGTCTGGTCACCGATGTCTTTGTGGAGGGCGTAAACCTCCGCGTTGTAGGTCGCTGTGCTGAGCGAGTAGCCGGTCCCTGCGGACTCGGTTCCGTCGGCTCGACGCTGGACCTGATCGCGGAAGAAGTCCGCTTGGCTGTAGGTGAAGTACTTGTCAGTCTGCTTCTGAACATTCACCGTCGGGAAAGCGCGTCCTGCGACGAAAGCGTAAGCCTCCTGCATGAACGCGACCGACATGTTGCTCAGGATCGCATCGACATGTACGTCACTCGAAGTTGGCTGTGGCATTGGTCAGTCCCCCTAAGCCGCTCGGCAGTTCGACGGATTCAGGAACATTGTGAACGTCTCGCCAGCGGAGGCAGCCTGTATCGCCTGCCCCATGACGTAGACGGTCGTGTCCGAACCGGGCGTGATACCGGCAGCCTGCGAATCGGAACTTGTGCCCATCCACCTACCTGCGGTAATCGTTCCGTCAGCGACGACCTTCGAGATTCCGAAGATCTGGACGACACATTGGTCGCCCGCCGTGTCCGGGTTGTTCTGAAGAATGCCGATCGGCAGGTCCGTGATGGCCGTACACACGTTCACCGTCGTGGCCGAGGCCAACTTGACGAAGTGGTACTGCTTAGAGGACAGGTCGGCGGCAGCCGTCAGGGTACCGAGAGTCATGCTGGGTGATTCGTAAGCCATGAGTCAGACCCCCATTTCCTGCCGGTACCTCGCGTAGAGGTCCGGGTTCTCGGAAGCCACGAGGCCGATGGCCTCAGGCTGGCTCTTGGCCCGGCCTGCCTCGACGGCAGACTTGGCCAGGGCTTCGATCTGGTTGTACGCATCCGTGGATGAGTCGTCCAGGTCGGTGCCCAGTTCTTTGAGCACTCCGGCTTCGGACAGAGCCTCGGCACATGCGTCAAGGATGCCCTCGACGATGCCGGTGGCATCTGGGTTCGCGGCCCGGAGCGAACGAAGAACCGGAGCGAAATCATCGACGACGACACCCGGAAGGATGCGCCACCCTGAAACTCGCTCGGTGGCCTTCTCCATCTCGCGCTCATCGCGCAACGAAGCCGCCTCTGCGGTCGCGTCGTCGAGAGCCTTGCGAAGATCGGCCAGTTCCTTCGTCACCATCTCCGAGGCGCTGTCATCGTCGTGCTTCAGGACCGGGGCTGGCTCGATGACCGGCTCCGGTTCTTCGACGATGACGTCCTCAGTCGGAGCGTCGATGGTCGTGGTATTCAGTTCCATCTCAACCCCTTGGTCGGTGTCGTGTTCGGTATCCCGCGCTTCGGTGAGCGCCTCGTCCAGGACGGCGGCAGAGTCCTTGCGGACCAGCCACCCCTCGTAGAGATGCGCCGGGTGATCAACACCTGACGTCTCCTCGATCTGAAGATCCACGAGTTTCTTGGTCTTCGGCATCTCACCTCCGGTGGGCGTTGCGGAGAATAACACCTGTGTAGTTCATTTCCCCGGATTCCAGGGAGGCCCATTGTTCGTGTCGTTTCTACACGTACTTGCCCCGTGTCCCTGGCCCCCCCTATGATGGCCTCATGGGTACAACGACTACCGAGGAGACCAGGATGACAACCACCCCGACGATGCCTCGCATCGCCAAGCAGAAGATCAACAGCATGAGCCTCTGGTTCCAGCATGGAATCAGCAACCCGATCATCCCCGAGACCGACGCCCAGGTGTGTGAGCGGTTCAGCATCAGCCAGAAGCAACTCGACGGCTACCGGGCCTACGTTGAATACATCAACGAGAACCCAATGGTTCTCAACCCCTCACACCATGACCTCCCCCTCCACCGGCAGCGGGGCGCTACCGGCAACGGTGGCTGGCAGTGGTCGGTCGGTATCTTCATCACCTGCGACACCGAGCAGGATCTCTACTACAGCCAGAGGGCCGAGACCGAGGCAGCAGCCCAGGGTCGGACCGTGTGGGCCGGATTCAAGAACCGGGGCGGCGCTGGTTGGGTAGCCCCTTCGGAGGTCAAGTGATGAACGACCTCACCACCAACCCTTACGCCAACCGGCTCGGCCTTGACATCGAGGGTGGCGGCTACGACTGGGCGACCCACGAAGGCGTCAAAGTGATCGGTGACTTCCACCATTACAGCATGGTCGGGATCGTCTGGCCCCCGGAGTTTTCGACTTACCCGGAGGTCAAGTGATGAACGACCTCACCCGCCGACAGGCAGCCGCACTCCGCGACCTGATCCGGCACGCCGACTACCTAACCGAGGCGACCCGCGACGCGATGAAGGCACGCCTCGTCGACGCCGGGTACGACCTCGGAGTCGAGTACCCAACCACCGACCCAAACCCGGAGGGAGCCGAAACCACCGACAAGATGGTCGGGCTGCTTCTCCTCGATGCCCGCCAGCAGATGATCGGAGGTGGTCCTCGGTAGATCCTCCCGGCGAACAGCCCCCGGCTTCGGTCGGGGGCTTTCGTCGTTTTCAATCGTCGGTCAGGGTCTCCCCACCGTCGACCACGAACCGTTGAGTACCGCACACCGAGCAGTCATCCCAGAACAGCCGCTTGGTATCCGACAGGACCGACACGATGTCGGTGCGCCGCCAATCGTGGACGACACACGCCCTGGGCGGCGGCGGGATCGGCTGGCCCGAAGGCGACAGGGGAGCGGTCGTCAAACGTCGGCGTCCCCGCGTCCCCGGTGCCAAGCCCCGTGCCCGGCGATCCACTCGCCGTGCCGGTCCAACTTGGTGTCCATCTGCTCGGTGCGACGGTCGATCGAGTCGAGGACTCGTCGGTTCGATTCGTGGGTGGCGTTGTTCTCCTTGCGGACCAAGTGGGCCATGACGGTAAACGTCCCACCGATGGTCGCCGTGGCGATCGCTCCGATGGCCGTCACGACCTCGGCGGTCAACGCTTGCCCCCGTGATAGGGAACGGCGTGGCCCAGGCTGACCATCTCGTCGTTGAGACACTCGCCGTCCTCGTTCAGGATGCGACCCAGGATGCGACCGAACTTGCCACGGTCGTCGAGAGTGGTCTGGATGATCACCTTCTGATCAAGGGCACCGACCCAATCCTCGACATAACGCTTGGCCGCCAGCCCGGCTTCTTTCTCGACGGCGTCCCGGGTGCGGGACTCCGGGGCGTTGATCCCGTGGAACCGAACACGGCCCCGGTAGGAGATGTCGAACCCGAGGTCGAGGGTGACATCTATCGTGTCGCCGTCGACGATGCGGTCGACCTTGGCCTGGTAGTGGAACAACTTGGTCTTGCTCACAGCAGTACCTCCGTTGAGTCGGTGAGTGTAGTCGGGTGGCTCGGCGGCGATTACCTTCGCCAGAGCATCGGCTGCCTGCCGGGCGTCACGCCGGAGGCCATGCCAGATGCGAAGGATCAGTCGTCCTCTCGGATCGTCAAACGGTACCAGCCGCCGGTGTCCGTGTCGTAAGCCCCTCCCTGGACGACGTACTGACCGGCGGCGAGGGTCCGGTCAATACGGCTATCCCAGGTATCGCTCACGTTGTCGATCACCGGGTCGCCGTTCGTGAGGACCACTGTCGGGGTTTCGTCCGGGTCGGTAGCCCCGTTGGGGATGTTCCAGCACGCCGATCCGACACAATCGGCTCCTCCGTCGTCGTCTTTCTCGATGACTGACCCGAGGGTGATCCCCGGACCGGAGTCGGTGTCGTTACGAAGCCAGATGTACGGGTCGCCGTAGGGCGACGGGCTGTCCCATCCTTCGTCGGTCAGGTTGGTTTCAGCGTCGATGCGAATGGCGGTCGATGCGGTCAGCGTGAAGCCCACGTTGTCTCGGTCGTTTCGGCTGGCTGATTGGACGATGCACCAGTCGCCCATGCCTGTCCATCCACCCTCGGAGCAGCCTTGCTCGACCTGTTCGCTGGCCGTTGTCACCACAGTCGCCGTGGCACTCGTCACGACATCTGCCGTAGCACTCGTTGTGCTGGCCTGCGTGTAGGCAGCGCCAGCGGTAACCGTTGTCTCCTCGTCATCCCATGCCCGCACGGTGCTACAGCCGGTCGCTACCCCATCGGAAAAGGTACAGGTCACCGAGTCGATCCCGGCACGGGACACGACGCTCGTCGTGTCGACATGAGTCGTCGTGACCGTCGTAGCGGTGGTGGTCGCCGTAGTCGTAGCGGTCGTCGTCGCAGTCGAAGTCTCCGTTGTCTCCTGGGTGTGCCAGTGGCCGTCATTCGGGTCGTGACCCAACACGGAGGAGGTAGCCGTAGTGATAACCGTGCCCGTGACGTTCGTACCGGTGACCTCGGTACCGGTGACCTCTGAACTGGTGGCCGTCCCGGTCTGGGTCGTGATGACGAGGGTCGACAGGGTTTCCGAGATGGCGTTCGTGGCCGTTGACGATGTAACGACCGGGACATGAACCGGAGGCGGTTCGTAGACCTCGACTATCCCTTGCTCGACTACGAAGTCGGGCAGCAGGATGCCCGCGAAGGAAGGATGGACCTCTCCTACTTCCACAGCGACTACGACCGCGGCCCACCCGGTGAACCCCGCCGGGACTGCGCCCCAACCGTCGTAATAAGCCGGATCGTTGGCCGCGTCGTAAGCCTCCCATGTCGTGAACCCTGCCGGTGCGTCCTGACAGGCCGAGGTGCCCCGGCACCCCTCGTATTGGTCCCATGACGGGACAGTCGTAGTTGGCGGCGGGATCGTCGTGGTGGGCGGGGGGATAGTCGTCGTCGGTGGTGCGGCTGTAGTGGTCGGGGGAGGCGCTGTAGTGGTCGGGGGTGGGGACGTCGTGGTAGGTGGCGGGGCCGTGGTGGTCGGAGGAGGAGCAGTGGTCGTAGGTGGAGGAGCGGTTGTCGTTGGAGGCGGTGCTGTGGTCGTGGGAGGCGGGGCGGTGGTTGTTGGTGGGGCGACTGTGGTTGTCGGAGGTGGTGCGGTTGTTGTCGGAGGGGCCTGAGTCGTCGTTGGGGGTGGAGCCGTTGTAGTCGGTGGCGGGGCGATTGTTGTCGGCGGCGGTGGGAGCGTTGTCGGAGGGGCAGCCGTCGTGGTTGGTGGTGGAAGTGTCGTCGGCGGTGGGGGCAGAGTGGTCGGCGGCGGCTCCTCTCTCACCTCAGGTTCCGGGTCTGGTTCCCAGGCCGTGACCACCACCCGGTCGTCTTCGTGTTCCTCGATGAACACCTCGGCCCACACCTCGGGTTCCTCGTCCCACCACTCCTCCTCCTCGACCACCGCGAACACCTGGACGACCTCGGCCTGCTCCTCGAAGTAGTCGTCGTCGTAGTCGACCTCGTCCCACTGTTCGTCCTCCCAGTAGTCGTCCTCGACGATCAACGCCTCGGCCAGGTCCGGGGCGTCGTCGAACTCGACAGGAACTTCCCACTCGTCCCGGTCCTCCATCTCGGTGACATACGACTCGCCGAGCACCTCCTCCACCCGGTCTTCGACCACCGCCTGGAAGTATTCGGCATCCGAGGCGACCCACGCCTCGACGGTCTCCTCCTCCTGGGTGACCATCCCGGTGTCCTCATCGAATGTGATCTCGACCACGACGGGCGCAACCGGGGCCGGAGGGATTGTCGGTTCGGGTTGCCCTGGGTCAACAGGCAACGGGTCAGGTAGCCGATCCTCAACCCGGAACGGTGTCATGTCGACCTCGACCTCGGCGAGCATCTCGCCTGACTGGTCTGCGATGGTGATGCCCAGCGTCGCTGCGGGCTGCGCCTCGACGACAGCACCGGGCACCTCGACTGGCGGCGGGTCCGGCACGAACTGGACAGCGATCTGTTGCCCCTGCTCTATTTCGATTTCGACCTCCAACGCATCCACGGCGATCGCCACGGTGGCCTCCTCGATGTCGGCGATCTCGACCGCCTCGTCGGAGAACTCGATCAACGTCTGCGGTTCTGGTTCGTCCTGGCCTGGTTCCGGCTCGGCAGGTTCCTCGACGACGTCGGCCTCAATCTGGACGGACCTGTCCTCGTCGAGGATCAGAAGCGAGAACTGCTGGGTGGTATCTTCGACCGGTTCCTGTTCCGGCGTTTCGGGGGTTTGCGCCGGGGCGGGAACGTCAATGACATCGACGTCGGCGCTGAAGTCATCGACGCCCGGCGGGAGGAATACCAGCACCGGGTCGGCGGTGCTCGGTCCAGAGATCAGGTAGCGGTAGGTGGCCCCTTCGATCTCATTGACGAATGTCCCGTCGTAGTAGCCGAGCCTGTCGCCTGATTCGGTCTGGATCTGAATGCTCATCTGTTTGCTGCCTGATGCGGCGACGGTGAGCATCGTCCCGGCGTCGCTGTCCTCGGTGGGGCAGAACCCGCATGTGAACGGACCAGACCGGGAGGTCATCGGGGTGAGTTCCATCGTGCCTGAGCCGCCGCCCCAGGCTTCACTCTCCTCGGTGGGATTGGTCGCCGCCAGGGCGTAGGCCCAGCCTTTCTCGTCTACGTCGATCCACCGTTCCGAGGTCGGCCAGTTCGAGTCGTAGATGTGGATGCGCCACCGGCCCCCGTCAGTAGTGACCTTGTACGGGGTGACGGCGTGGCCTCCGTGCTCTGAGTAGATCCCGATGGTGTAGCCGACCGAGGGCTGCCCGGCTTCGGCGGCGGCGAAGTCCTCGTAGAGGATGCGGGCCAGGGCCAGCGGTGAGAGTTCGAGGAACGCCGACGCCTGTTCCTGGACCTCGGTGGCGAACTGGGTGACGTACCAGTAGGCGATCTCAGACAGCAGCGCCGGGTCGGCCTTGACCAGAGCGGCGACCTGATCGACAGTCTGGAACGAAGCCAGGGTGATCGGGTCGTTGGCGAGCCGGAGCGACAGGACAGTCAGCCCTTCACATAGACCGCCCCGCATCGACCGGTTGGCCTGGGAGATCAACTGGAGGATCACCGGGTACGGCGTACATTCGTTGTCGGCCACCGACGAGCAGACCTGTCCATCGCCGTAGAGCCGCCGGGCCATGTTGACGGTCAACTCGGCGGGTGCCTCGCCACCTCCGAAGTTCTCGAACGAGAAGCCGTCCCGGTCAGGGACGTAGGCCAGCGATGCCACGACTGCTGTGTCCTGGGCGACCGTCGTGGTCGGTACAGGAACGGTGCTGGTCGTCGTGGTGACGGTGGGCGTGTCAGGCCCGATCCCCTCGGTCGTGGTTGGGGGAGGAACGGTCGTGGTGACAACTGTCGTGGTCGTCACGGGCGCTGCGGTCGTAGTCACCGGTTCGGGGACCGTCGGGGTCGGATCACCCTTGGCGCATGAGGCGAGCAGGCTGGCCGCCGCTGCGGCTGCGAGAAGTCTGCGGGTCAACGACGTCGACGACGCTGGTACCAGACCAGCAGCCCGACACCCACCACGATCAGAGCGGCGACGAGGATGACGGTCATCGACCCGCCGGGCGCACCGCTCATGTCGATCGAGAAGTTCTTGGTGCCGCCGCCGAGGAGATCGCCCTCGGCCTTCAGGTCGGCCACGGCATCTTCGAGCATGGCGACCTGGTGTTGAAGTTCGGCTTGGGAGTCGGAGTGGTCGCTCAGGAACCCGAACGCGCCACCCAGGGTGGCGGGCAGCCCGACGATGTAGGCGATGTTGTCCTTGACCTTGTCGATGAGGCTGGTGGCCTGGTCGACCCGGCTAGTCACCCCCGGCGTGGGTGGCGGCGGGTGGGCCTCGGTCCTGCCCAGCCGATCGAGGACGACCCGGATCGCTTCGTTGAGTTGTCGGTCCTCGTCCACGGTTGCCCTCCCGTGTCGCTGCGGCCACTGGAGGGCACTCGACGACGACTGTACCAGTCGGGACACGCCTCCCGCAGAGGGGCGATCTAAGGCGCACCCTGGGCAGAACCGCCCGACCATCCCAGAACGGGGTGAGATCGCCCGTAGACGCGCGTTATGCGGGCCTCGACGGGATCTAGGCGCTGGTGGTCAGCGGGGAATCCACGGGTTCGCCTGTTCGAGCGAAACCGGCACCACCGCTGGGGGTTGACGGGCCGCGTCGATCATCAGTTCCGTGAACGCCCAGACCAGGGCGTCGAGCCGATCCGGGGAGGCCGACTCGCCAGGAACCCAGGAACACAACTGGTCTTCGAGCGGCCCGAACGTCCCAACGTGGTGAACCTTGCGCTGCTCGTACAAGGCCGCTACCGGTTCGGCACGGACCCGCTTGCCACGGCTGGCGTGGACAAGCCGGATGGGGATGCCCCGCTCCACCGTGTCAAGGGTATGCCGGACCATGTCGCCGCCCTGGTTGGCCTCGGCGATTATCCGGTCGGCCTTCAGCCGGTGGTAGCAGGCGACCGCTTCGGCTGCCCACTCGTTAGGGGTGCCCCTCATCGACCGGTCCTCCAGGACATAGCCCTGGTCGTCGACCCCGATCCCTGCGGCAACGATCCCCGTCTCAGCCGAGTGGACGTTGGCCGAGATCGCCGGGTCGACGGCTACCACGATCCTGGTCAGGTCGGGCAGGGTTGTTGTGCGACAGTCGTCGAGGATCTGTCGGTTCCACAAGGCACCCAGGACGTCGTCAAGGATCTCGGCGTGGAGTTCCTGCCTGCCCAGGCGGGTGCCCTCGTACCGTCCGACTATCTCGGTGAGGAACGCTGACGCCAGGTTGGAGCGGTTCTCGAACGTCGAGCCACGGGTCACCACCACATCGCTGCGGTCGAGGAGGTCACGGATGATGGCCAACGGACGCGGCGTGGTTGTGACCACCGCCCTGGGCCTGTTCCCGATCCGCAACCCGAACGAGAGCATGTCCCAGGCTTCCGGGTACCGCCATGCGGCCAACTCGTCAGCCCAGGCGAGGTCGTGGTTGGGGCCTCGGAGCCGATCGGGTTCGTCGGCTGAGAAGGCGGTGGCCATCGCCCCGTTCTGGAATGTGACCCGCCGCTTCGACGGTTCGTACTTGGGTCGCTCGCCGGGAGGGAACACCGACAGCAGACCCGACTCGCCCTCGATCATCGTGTCCCGAACATCAGCGGCCGTCGGCCCGACCAGAGCGATGTGGCCCGCGTTGCCCTCGACCACGTTCTCCCGTACCCACTCGGCCCCCGTTCTGGTCTTACCGAAACCTCGACCGGCGAGCACCACCCAGACGGTCCAGTCGCCAGGCGGGGTGGCCTGCTTAGGTCTGCGCCACACGCGCCAGTCGTACACCAGGCCTTCGGCTTGGACTTGGCCCAGGGCACCGAACAACCGTGACGGGTCGACCCGTAAGGCGATCTCCTGGGCTGGGGATAGTTCCGTGGTGCTCAATCGACGTACACCCGGACGGCGGGCACGCACGGGTCTTCGCCCTTATCGAATCGTTTGCGTTCCGTGTCGGTGAGCGCCGCGTGGTCGTGGGTCCAGCAGAAGCCCTCCGAGGAGAACCCGGCAGCGATCCCCCACGCAACCCAGGCCCGGGAGTCGAACGGCTCGTCACCGTCGAGCAGGCCGACATGACAGTTGGCGACCTGGGCGAGTGAACCGTCTGGCTCGGCTCCCAGGGCGAGTTCACCCAGGCGTCGCACCAACGCCCGGTACATCGCCTCCCACGGTTTGCCGGTCACCCTTGCTCCTGGGCGTTATCAGGGAACGGGACGACATCGACCTCGGGTAGAGACAACGGACCCTGCTCGTCCCTCAACTCCTGAAGTTTGGCGAGCAGCAGGTCGCCGATGTCGGTGCGGATAACCCCGCCCTGTAGGCCGCTGATCTCATGCTGCCTCGGAGCGTCCAGGCCCCACAGTTCCGACCGGCGCTTCTCGATCTTCAAGGCGGTGGGCACCTGGTCGAGGTCGCCACGGGCGATCTCTCTGAACACCCGTCGCCA